CAGACTTTTTCTTAAAAGTCAAGGCCGCGTTCCACGGACTTCCGAGATGAACCTTGAAAAAAGCCACGACAACATAGAGCAGCCCGGTGAAGTCGCCGAGGTCAAGCTTCAACACAGCAGACGGCGGAATCGCAGCCAGACGCGCGATGTACTTCACGCACACCGACGGAACCGGCTCCGAGGTCAGGTCTTCGAAAAGGCGGTACGGAAGGCCAAGTTCCTGAACGTCCTTCGGCGTCGGCTCACGAAGCTCGAGCGTCGTGTACTCCTTGTCGCCGACCTTGATCGGCTTGTAAAGCTCAATCGTTTCGCTCATCCGAGTTCTCCATTCGTTCCTTCAAACTTCAGAGAGACCGTGCCGTCGACAGGCTTGTAGGCAACATCGCCGACGAGGTAGGCCTCGCTCAACGTGTAGACCATGCCGTTTGCACATTCGGCCGTGATCGTGAGAGCCGTGTTGTTGGCGAGGGTCTCGACAGGGAAGTTGGCAGGGACGAGGAAGTCGCCGCTGATGTACGGGGCGATCACCGTCTCGCCGAAGCCGGCCACACCGAGCGTCGACATCTTCGACTCACGCGTGACTTGGTTGAGCGGGAACTCAAGATTGCCGCTCAGCTCGAGCTGCTCGCCGTTTACCTTGAAGTAGCAAGTACCGGCAATTCTCTTGGCCATGTTTATTCCTCCTGATACTGAAGACGGAACTGATTGAGAACCGCAAACACGCGGAGCTGGTTGACGTAGTCGGGCGGGAAGAGGACGTCAAGGCGGTTCGGATCGTCGGCATTGCGCTCGACGATCAAATACTTCTTGAAGAGGTCCGCATTCTCGACAATGCCCGCCAGTTCAAGACGACGGTAGAGCGCAACCAGTTCGCCTCTGATCACGGACGGCGTCACGATCGCCTGTCCTGCGCCGTAGCGCGTGCCGTCGGACGCGAGCTTGTGTCGACCGTACTTCGACGTGATGAGGGACTTCAGCTGACGCAGGACATAAGCCGACGTATGCATCGTCTCGCTATCGAGGTAGGACGCGTCCTTGTCGCCGTATGCGTTTCGCTGATACGTCGTCACCGCGCGTTCGATCATCACCGAGCCCGCCGTGGTCGTCAGCGTCGCGATGCCGTTTTCGAGAAGCGTCTGGCGTTCCGTCATGATGAAGCGGCCTTGAGCCGGCGTCGCCATAACGCCCGTGAGAACGCCCGTCTGGGTCGGACGTGCCGGGTCCGCGCTGATGAAGACGAACGTGCGAGCCAGATAGGCAGCGAGTACTTCTTCAACAGCGGTCGGCATAGCGGGCTCGATCCCGACGATGGTCATGTGCTGATCGTTTCGAGCGGACCCGAAAGTCTTCAGCGTTTCGACATCGCCGCGCTTGGCCGTGTAGACATGACCGAACTGCATGCGGAACGGACTCCAGCGCCCCGAGGTGTCATTCATCTCGGTCTGGAAGGCATCGAGCACGGCCGCATCGGAGTACGGCACACCGATGAAGTCGTAGGTCACGTCGCCCATTGCTTCGATGGCGGCGTCGATGTCCGGATCGACCGTGCCGCCGCTCATCGGCGTGATCTCGACAGAGAGGCCGGCCGGCAGCACCTCACCGTTGATCAGGCCGCGAAGATTCACGTTGAGCTGAATACCGTTGCCGATCGTGCCCTTCTGGCGAGCGTTGACTGTGCAGACACCCTCCGATGCACTTGCCGTCACGGGCAGATCCTTTTCAAGCGTGATGGCGTCGCCGAGCGCCTGAGCAATCTGCGAAGCCCCATCTCCATCGGCTACGGCCACCTGCACACGGTCGCCGCCGATGTAGAGACTCATCGTGCCGGCCTCTAGCGCGGTCCCCGTGATCTCCACCTTGCCGGAAGCAGCACCGGCGCTCTTGCCTTCAGCAACGGGAATACACACCAGCTGGCCGAACGAGTCGACCGTGCGGTAGGCTTCAACCATGCGGGCGAGCATCGAGCCTCGGCCGAACAGCTTCTTGGCCATGGCGCTCGTAGAGACCGTCACAGGAACGCCTGCTTCAGCCGTACCGCCCTCGAGCATCTGACCGATCAGCAGAGACTTCTGCGTGTCGCTCGGTGTGTATGCCGCGGAGTTGTCCATCTCCGCATAAAAAAGCGGCACTCGAATGCCGCTCGGAATAGTGTTGAAAGACACCGTCATAAATCCACCTTGATTCTTCCTTCCAGTTGACCGTCAGGTCGGTTCTTATGCATCGACGGATCAACGCAATCGACATTGATGTCCGCACCTTCGAAAGGCGGAAGGCCATTGAGTTCCACTTCCTGCCAACTGTCAGAGATGTCGAGATAAGTCTCAAACGCGAAGTCGAGCTGATATGCAGCCCTCGCGTCGTCCATGTAGATCAGCGATCCGCCATCAAAGACGATTTCGCTGTGCTCGTCGCGCGGCTCCATCGTCCAAGAGAGAAGCGCCCGGAAGACCTCGTGCTTCAGAAGCTCGATCCACCTTGCTGCGTCCTGACCTCGCTCGTCGGCGAAGTTCGGAACGAGCAGGATGACACCAAACGTGTTCGTGACCGTTTGGAAGTAGCTGACCTCGGACTCATTCGGTCCCGCGTCTTCTCGAAGCGGAACGACATACACCGCCGGCAGCGGAGGGTTCTCATCCTCCGTCAAGCCCGCCCATTGAGCAGCACCGGCTACGCGACCTTGAAAGGTCGGACATCGAGCGCGAAGAGCGCTGATGATCGGATCGAGATTCATATCACTCCCGGTTTAATGGAATTGGAAAGCGCTTCGTACATGTCGCGCTCAAACTGCAGGCGATTTTCAGTCGCCGCATCAACGATGAAGTTTTTGCGAGGCGCAGCCACCTTCTTGCCTGATCGAGCCTTGTGAGCCCTTGCCTCTTCCTTTGTTTCCGAATGAGGTGCGCGATGACCATAAACAACGAAGGCCGGATAGTAGGCTGGCATCTTCGCCGTCTTAGACGGATGCACGAACGCTGTGAATCCGCTTCTGGACGTCTTAACCTTGATCGACCGGCTCATCTCACCGGTCGCCTTGCCAGGGTATTGACCTGGTGCAGAAACCGCGTCTTCTGAGATGAGCTTTCGCGCCAACTTAAGGACGTCCCCGCCAGCCTTCCGCAACGCCTTCTTCATCTCCCGGTTGTCATAGTCAATCGTTCGGAACCCAGGATCTACGGCGCACTGCACAAGCATCCGTCTTTTCCTCCACATCAAGCACCGTGAAACGTCCGAGGCCGCCGAGGTCGGAGACCCGTCTAAGGCGATAAAGCACGCCGTCGACCATCAGCTCAGTCACGCCCTTGAAATCTCGAGGGCCAGTGCGACCGGGCATCGAGCGAACGATCACGCGATGCGTCACGCCGGACTCGATCTGCTTGGATCCGAAATAGATCCCGGCACCGACCGGCTCCAACTTGCCCCACACCTCGTCTTCCTGAACGGCGGTCTTGGAAAAGCCGAGACGCTCGTCCGGGACGGACATCGTGTGAAAGATCTTCACGCGGTGGCGGAGCTCACCGATCTGTGGCACGTTCATAGCCAAGTCCTAAAAGGATCGAGCAAGAAGTTGACGAACGGACTTGGCTTGAGTTCGCCTGCCGTCGCAGCCTGCCTCTGCTCGTAGAGATGAGCGACATGGATCAAGATCCATTGCCGTATTGCAGCCGGCACATCTGATGGATCCTCTCCGAATCCGTCCGTGCCCTGACGCGTTATGAGACCGCGCTGAAGCTCATGCTCGGCACGCTGAGTCACGGCGAGCATGAGCGTCTTGATGAGGTCGTCGTCCGCGGACGTGTCAAGGCGCAGGTGCGCTTTCACCTCTTCAAGGCTGACAGCCGGAAGAGCGCTTGCGGTATCGACAGACATCACCTGCCTCCTTATTCGATCGGAAGCGTCAGATCACCACCGCAAAGAGCGGCCGCACGTTCAACACCGAAGCCAAGACGGCGCTCGGCACGGATCGTGACGAGGTTCTTCTGGACGTTGTCGACGTCCTGCTCGAACATTTCAACAGTCATACCCTGTCGCGTCCAAAGCGTGGCCGCTGCGTTGAAGTCGCCAACGAGAAACTTGCCCTGCGTGATGGCCGGCGTCGTCCAGACCGGAAGGCCCCACAGATACTTCGGTGCGACGGAGGCGGGATGGCCGAGGTAGTAGTCGCCGCTGGCGTTCTTTTCCATCAGCATGCTCGTCCAGTCGATCGGATTGAGCAGGATGACGTTCGGACGGAAGAAGGCATCTTCGACCTTGGCCTTCGCAAAGAGGATCAGGTCGAAGATTGTCGGGGCCTTGCCGAGGTTGGCCTTCGTCGCACCGTGAACCGTGTAGTTGCCGTCGTGAAGAATGCCGCTCAGGTTCTGGCCGGTGCCGTCACCCGTCACAAGCTGATCTTCGACAACCAGATCAACGCCATACACAAGACGCTGATTGATGTAGGCGACCAGAGCCGGAGCATCTGCCATGAGTTGCTTGGAGATTCGGGCGAGATGAGCGATCGTCTTGACCGTTCCGGTCTTCGCTTCAAAGTCCGTAGAACCGAAGGGCTTCTGCGCCCCTTCAGCAACGAACGCCGCACCATTGACGTTCTTTGCCTCGTTTTCCTGGACGTACTCGAAGGCATTCGTCGAAATCGGCAGGGACGGGAAGAGCCCTTCGATCGTGAGAGGACGGAATGCACCCGGCATGATGCCCGGACGACGGTACGCCTGAACGATGCCACCGGTCGGCGTCGTGATCGGATTGACAGCCTCTTCCTTCTTGTCGGCCTGTTCTGCGATCTCTACACGAGCCTTCTGGGCAGAGCCATCACGGAATGCCTTGAAGTTTTCGGCTTCGACGAGGTTCTCGCCGGCCGTCTTCTCTTCCGGCTTGTCCTGATGCTGAATACCCTTCTGCTGAAGTTCCATCAGCTGACGAGAAAGCTTCGTCTGCTCATCGCCGAGACGCTTAAGTTCAGCTTCGTTAGACTTCGCCGTTTCGCCCATCTTGCCTTCGACACGGTCGAGGGCTTCCATCACTTGCTTGATTTCATCAGCCATAGTTTCACCTTTCATTTAGGAGAGAGAAAGCTCAAGCTTCTTGACTCGCTCGAGCAGTTGGATTGCCATCTTTTCCTCTTCCTCAGACTCCCTCTGAGAAGCGAAAAGCTTCTTGGCTTTTGCGACGATTGACGTCGCGGTCGACTTCGAGAACCCGCCTGCCTCCCGCAGGAAGTTTTCAAAGTCACGAATGGTTTGAAGTCCGTCGATCTCTTCTGATCGGACTTCGGAGACACGGGCATCGCCGTCCGCAGGGAAGTTCACGATGGAGATCTCGTAGAGCTTGGAGACCGACTTGATGATGCGACCGCCGTCCTTCTTACGCTCGTAGTCGCCTTCGGACAGGCGGAATCCGATCGAAAGTCCGTCGACGGTTCCGTGCTTCATGGCCGCCAGAATCGCGTCCGACTGAGGATTGCCTGGCGTCAGTTCCCCTTCAACAAGCAACCCCTTCTCGTCCTCAACCGCAGAGAGCCACTTGCCGACCGGCAGGCCCCAGTCGTGGGCGAAAAACATTTTCGGCATGCCGTTGTCGGCCAAGGTCTTCAGGTATGCGCCAGGCAGAATCGTGTCGCCGTAGCTGTCGTTGCCGTTGAAAGTCGAGGCGTACCCCTTGAACTTGCGGGTGTCGCCATCGAACTTGAGCTCCACGCTTTCAAGCGGAAGACTTTTGTAAATCGTCATCATTGCCTCACTGGTGTGCCGTCTTTCGGAGAAGAGCCGACGCGAGTCGCCTCTCCCAACTTGTCGAGCGGGACGAGGTTGGACTGAGCGGTGAGCGCGTCGCCTCCCTCAACAGGCGGAAGGTTCTCGAGCCGGCGGATCTCGTTGCGGCTCATCGCGCCGTTCTGCGCCATGGTCGAGTAGAACTGCGCTCGCTCTTGCGGCGTCGTGCGCAGGAAGCCGTCGAGCTTGAACTCGATCGTCATGTCAACATCGGTGATGGGGATCAGCCGGCGGCTCAGCGCCTGCTCGAGCTGCTTGCAGAGCGGCCCGATCGTGAACTTGTGGAACCCTTCAACGATCTGAGCGATGCCGCTGCCCCAAGTCGTCTGCGCGTTCGAGCCGACCAGGACACCCGGCACCCCGAACCATCGGCAGATCTCTTCGACGCTGAACTGGCGAGTCTGCAAAAGCTGAGCGTCGGCCGGCGTGAGCGAGAGCTGCGTGTACTTGAGGCCGCGGTCGACCACGTACAGACCGCCGCCCTTTGCCGTCATTCCCTTGAAGCGGTCGCATACCGCCTTCAGTTGCTTGTCATCAAGCGTCGAATCAGTGTAGAGAACGCCGGACGGTTTCGATCCGGATCCGTAAAGACGCGTCGCGTTGTCCTGAGCAGAGATCGCCTCATCCGTCGTGGCCCGCATGTACTCGAGCTTCGAGAGTCCGATAAACCCATTGCCAAGGCCCTTCCAATGAATCATGTTCTCGGGCGCGATTACGGAGATTGCCCCGTCCTGATAGTACGTGTAGACCTCACCGCCTTCGACGATAGACACCTCCATCTGATCCGGTGAGAGCGGGATCAGAGCTACCGGCTCTCCCTCGCCATCTCGAATGATCTGGGCGTAGGCATTGCCTCGGAGCATGCGGTTGACGACCATCGCAGAGATGAACTCGTTTTGCGTCATCCAGGCATTGGGACGGTCATGAAGCAGCATCCACAGACGGCTTTGCTTGTCTGGATGGCGACCGCCGTCAGCCGTATCGCGGTAGACGTAGAGTGGCAGCGTGCTGATGGTCTGAGCAAGAAGCTCGACGCATGCGAAGACTGCAGAGATCTGCAGGGCCGCGTCCGGCGTGACCGTCTTCGTCTGCTCGATGATGGGCGAGACCGGCATAGGGATCTGCTGCCCGGACGCAGTGCCGAGCGGACCGCCCCATCCGGCCACCCAATTGATCAAACGTTTTACGAACATTCCTACCACTCAATAAATACGGACTCCGAAGACTCCTCAATGTCATCGAACGGATTAGCTTCTTCCAACGTGTTGGAGATCCCCAGCGCCATGATCAAGGCGACAACGCCGTCGATCTTGTTCTCATACCTTTCCTTCCTTGGAAAGATGTTGTCCTTCGCATCGAGCTTGGCCACGACGTTACCCATCATCCATCGGAGAACGGGATTTCCGTCATGGTTCACGCGCTTGTCCTGGACCAGCGCCTCGAGCGACTTCATCGGATCCGAAAAGTTCTGGACCGTGTTCCGATACTCGACCATTGGAGCGCCGTCATTCCCGAGATTAGTAGCGAGCTGCAGCGCGTTCCACGGGTCATAGGCGATGCCCTTCACATCAAAGCGTGACAAGTCGTCACGGATATCCTCTTCAATGCGGGAGAGATCCGTCATCGCGCCGCCGGATTGCGTGATCCAACCTTCCTCGACCCAGCCTCGATACTGAGAGTTGGTCGACTTCTCGACGGCGGCCTCAGGCAAATAAAAGTCGGCGAAGACCACAAAGGACTTGCCGACCGGAAAGAGAAGCACCTTGGCCGTGACGTCGTTCTTTGCTCCGACGTCCAAGCCGATGTAGCAGGGCTGACTTTCGAAGTCGCTTCGATCGACATTGATCTCGCCCGCTTCCCAAGCCTGCATGTCCATCCAGGCCGACGAAGCGGAGCACCAGATGTTCAGGTGCTTGGTCTTGAAGTTGTTGACCGCGCTCGGAAGCGCGATCGCCTTCTTCATCAGGGAGGTGATGATTTCAGGACGTACGGAAATGCCCCAGTTCGGGTTCGCCTTCTCCAAAGCCTCGACCGTCGTCCAGTCGTCGCCTTCGTCCAGACCGTAGATGATCCCGAACTGCGTCTCGTCCACAACAGCCTTCTCGAGCACCTTTGTGACCATCGTTCGAACTTCGTAGCAGATGCCCGACGTGTCGAACCCCGCCGTCGTAATGACGAACATCAGCGAGTTCTTGCGCTTGCCGGTCGACGTTTCGACCACGTCGTAGACGGCTCGCGTCTTGTGGGCGTGCAGCTCATCAATGATGGCCAAGTGAGTGTTCAAGCCGTCGAGGGTCGAGCCTTCTGCGGACTTCGCCTGAAAGGTCGAATTGCTGGTCGGCACGTAGAGCGCGTTCGCCAGCACCTGAAGCCCGAACTTGTTCCGTAGCGGCGCATTCCGCTCAGCCATCACCTTCGCGTCACCGAAGACGATCTTCGCTTGGTCTCGCGTGGTGGCGAAGCTGTAGACCTCGGCACCGCCTTCGCGGTCGGCGACCAAGCAATAGAGACCGACACCGCTAAGCAATGTCGAATTGTGCGTTTGAATGAACCCTCTGGTGGCAAGATAGCAATGGTCTGGCGAATCAACTTCAATGCATCGAACTGGCACAGACTCAACCTTGTCGCACCGAACAATTTGACGGTAATCCTGCAAGCTACGCTTCGCCGGACGTTCCCGCATACGTTCCAACTTTCTTGTCAGCTTGAATACAGGCACATCCTTGTACGCATGGAACAGAATCCTATAAGCAACGCCGCACGACTTACTAGCAATTGCTGTTTCCTTTTCCATGATGCGCGGCCGCATGCCAAGAGACGAAATCAACGCATACACGTCATAAGCGATTCGCTTATCTTTTTGAACAAACTCACACTGTCCCTGACCCTTACTGATGAAGCCATCCGTATCCATCAAGCCGCGCAACAACTCAAGACGCTGTTCCTTTGATGCAAACAAGTAGTCAGAAGGGATGTGCTTATTTCCAAGGACGCCCAGTGCTTTTAACTGACTATGAAATGTTCCGTGACGTACGCCCTTTCGTCCATCGCTGAGTGACCAGGCATAGTTGCCATTAACTTTGTGAACAGGGTACCCCAGAGCCACGATTCGTTCGATGGTTTCTGCGTCTGCACATGTAAATCGACAACCCATAGAGGCACCATCGCCAAGCCATAAGCCAAGCATGTACGGATGAATAGGAAGGCACTTCTCTTGGACATCGAACGGAGCGGCGACCTTAATCCGGTGATTCCGATCGCCATGACAATACAGTGTCCGTGCGATTTCCTCAGTCGTCTTGACGGTCGGCTTCGGCCCAGCGTGTTTTCCCCCGCGTCCCTTCAACCGGTCTCTGTCTCTACGGCTGTCGGTTACCCACTGGTGATAAGCATCGGCGACAATAACTTCGCCGGTTGAGAATTCAACCTCGTAACACGGTCTGTCATTCATCACCTCGGTCGCAGCGACGATCTTGCACGGCTTGCCATCGGACCCGAAAACATAATCCCCCACCTTTAGATCTTTCATAAGACGAAAACCTGAGGGAGTCGGGATCTCAGTATCTAGGGCCAGCGCCTTTCCATTCCCACGCGGTACCTCAACGTAGGCGCGACGATAGCGTCGGCCGCCGTCATCCCGGCGACGCCAACCAAAGGCCGTTGTCAGGGTGAACACCTGCCACGGCTCAAGATGGATGCGAGTGCCGGCAAGCTCACCCTTCGTGTGGGTGAGAAGTTCGATGAACTTACAGACTCGATTGGCCTCGTTTTCGTCGAAAACATATAGGGACCTGCTGCCTGCATAGGTCTTCAAGTCAGCCAGCTGCCGATCTACGGCCAGCTTCACCCACTTGCACGCGGGGATCTTCCCTGACATGACGTCGGCGGCGTACTGTCTGGCGATCTTGACGTAGTCTTTAGAAGCCATCGTATTCGTTCTGCTCTTCGTCCTTGGGATCCGCCTTCACGCGCGCGCGCGACACCGGCGTGAACCCAAGCTCTTTTTCGCAAGCTGCGAGCACCTGCTGCACTTTGATGAGTGCGTTGAAGCGAGGGTTCAGCTTGTCGGAGATATTGCCTTCCTCATCCAGCGCGACGACGTCCTCGTGGTCGAGCTGCTTGGCGATCTTGCGATAGAGCGCATAGTTCCTCGCCCAGCGCTCTAGCACCGTCACGTCAAGAGCCGTGAGCATTCCCTTTGGTGCGCAGGCAATCGCCAACCTCCACGCCTCGCGGGCGTCTTTGGTCAAGCCGACGGGCGGCGTCTCAGTCAAAGTAGCGTCAGAGATGACGATCGACCTCGAGCGACGGCACGGCTGAAGCGTACCCGACGCGGCCTTCTCGGCATCCGACTTGCTTGCTCTCGGCATTGAAAACTCCATGAATTGCACGCGCAAAAAATTGTGGTCGGTCGCGGTCTAGTGCATAGGGGCGGATTACTTCGTCCCCGCCCCTCCCCGTTCGGCGCCACCAAAGCCTCCGTGGTAATGTTTGTTTGCTGTTTCACTCACCACGGAGGCCTTCATGGACCGACCGCTGCTACTGGATCGCAAATACCAGAACGATCTCCTCACTTTTCTACTTCACGATTTCCCGCTCTTTGAGAAAACCATGAAACACTGCGAAGCTTTGAGGAAAGAAGACGACGAGAAGTTCATTGCGAACATTGTCTATTTGGAAAAACACGGATTGATCGAAGACGGCCCGAGCATCAGGTTTTCAGGGACTGGAGACTGTTTTGTAGGTGGAGGAGATCAACCACGCATAACCGAAAAGGGGATCGACTTCATACTTGACGACGGAGGCCTGGGCGCCATCCTTAACGTTCAAACCGTCAAGCTTCATCCGGATACGATCCGCGATCTCTTGGCCAACGCCGTTGAAGCCTCCAGCCTCACCCAAGAGCAGAAGGACAGCTTCCTCGATCAGATCAAGAGCGTCCCTGCCGACCTGGCAAAAGACCTATTAGGCAAACTTGTTGGCAAGGGGGCTGATGTCGCTCTTGGGCAGCTGACTCAGATAACGGATCTTCTACTCTAAAGCCCGCCCAGAACCGGTCATCGATCAAACGTTCACGATGCAAGTTCCGGAACTGAAAGGACACGCCGCCTATGGATGCAACGAACCTCTCCATTGAGCAGTCGACCCATAGCGTCAGTTCTGAACCTCTCGTCTTCGTGTTCAACTCGAACTCTGTCTCCTTAACACGGACCAACTTTCTGACCATAATCAACTCCGATTTCCGAACCCACCGTCATCACGCGCCGTCTTTCGGCTGTGACACTCGTGGCAGAGCGGCTGAAGGTTGTCCTCGTCCCACATGAGGAACGGGTTCCCCTTGTGCGGCCTGATGTGGTCGACGTCGGTCGCCAACTTGATGATCCCGCGCTTCTCACACTCAACACATAGCGGATGCGCTGCTAGGATTCGAGCTCGAAGGCGTTGCCACTTGTAGCCGTAACCTCGAGCAGCCGACGAGCCGGTTCTCTCTGTCCGGCGCCTCTCCCGATCGGCCGCGAACTTCGCGTCACGAGCCTCGCCTGCGGCCTTGTGTGCTTCGCAGTACTTGGCGCCAAGCGGGACCGGCTTGCGGCAGCCTGGATACTTGCAGAGAGTCAAGATCGGCATCCTTCACCTGAATAAAAGGTTCATCTCGGAAGGCCGCGTTCCACGGACTTCCGAGATGAACCAAGAAAAAGCGGCTTATTGAGCCTGCTGAACAGGCTTTCCGTCAGAGCCGACAGGTACGTAAACGACCTGCGGTTGCTGAGTCTGTGCCGGCTGTTTCTGTTCGTCGTCCTTCGCCACGGCATCGTAGATGGCATTGCCAGCCATAGAGCCTGCGGCGGCCCCCATGACAGACGACCAGAAGCCGCCACCACTGGAGGCAGGGGCCTGATTCACAGTCTGGTTGACAACGGTCGTATTTTTCTTCACGACGGTCGTGCTCTTAGGTGCATAGGTTCTGGCCGGAGCAGGACGGGAGAAAGATCGACCGCCGCTAAAGCCTCGACCACCTCATGCATCAGCTGCTGTAGAAACGGAAAAGGCGACCGCAATGGCCGCCACAATAGCTTTCTTCATAGGTAACCAAGTAACTAGAGAGGGCGAGGATTTCTCCCCGCCCCGACCTCGGAGCAAACTGCCCTAAGGTAGCGAACCATTAATAGAAAAAGGGCGGCCTCTTGCGAAGTCGCCCTTTCCCGTCTTTCTTCGGAGTTTCTCGATGTCACCCTTGCGGCCGCGACTCATAGAAGAACTAGCGCCTTTGGCGTTTGCTACAGATACGCCTCGGCCTGCGCGCGCGCCAAATTCGGCTGATTCACAGCTTCGTACTAATTCATGACCTCAGTATAGGGATTCTTATTCAAGGGTCGCACCCTTCTTTTTACATTCAATTACACTAAACAGCAAAAACCTTGTTCAAACATCGTAGAGCCGACGGAGCAGGTTCCCCAGAAGCCATTCGGCCGCCATCAGGTCTTCGGCTGCCCGGCGCCGACTTGTTCCGGCGTCTCGGCATAGGCGCCCGAAGGCTGACCATTGGACGTCCTGAGCCATGTAGAAGGTCGTGATGAGCTTCTTCTCGGCTGCCGGCATAAGAGGAGAACAAAGAGCCGTCTCGACCTTTTCGGCGTCCGCAGGATCACACGGCTTTGGGGTCGACGACGGCTCGGCCTGATCTTGACTCCCTGGACCGAATTGCATGATCAGTCGCTCTTCCAAGGCAGCAAACGGCGCCCTACCCCAAGGTGAGACTGCCCTACGCGGCGCGAAGACCCTCAACCAGTTCTCCAGCCTCTTCACCGTCTGCCAGTCTCGCTCCACAACTACCTCCTCCCAGTACCTTTGCCAGCAAATCCTCAAGCGAACACCCCTCGAAGCTTCTGCCCTCACCCTGCGCGATGAGCACCTCTCCCTCATCCTTGATCGCAAGCAGCTCGATCTCGAGTCTCGCCCGAACGTCATAGGCCTTGATGGCCACGCAGGCAACGATCTGTCTGTCGTCCTCAAAGCACACGTCCTGAATGCCGTCCAGAGCCGACTTCACGACGTTGTCTATATCCGGCTTCGTGATCTTCTGAACCAGGCCGCCGACTGCCACCTTCTTTTTCTTCTGCGACCATGAGGTCGGCGGTTCTGAGAAAGCTCGAATGATCGCAATGGCCGGGGCCATACCAAGCCGATCTTTTGACAGTTTTGCAGCGAAGCGAAGCGCATCCTCATACGCGACAGTCTTTCGCGGCGTGTAGACAGTGCCTGATCTCGAGCTCACACGAGGGCGCCCCTTGCCTATCGGCTCACCTTCAACGACTACCATTCCAGTTCAACTCCTCAAACCGGCTCCGCCATCGGCGCCGCACGATGACCGATACGCTGACAAAGCGAACGTACACGCTCTGCAGCCGACGGCCTTGTCTGCTTCTTGCCGGCGTCACGCTCGCGCTTCTTGGCGATCCCAACTTCGATCTCACGATGGATCATTGTCGAGATGATGTCGAGCGGGAAGTGGCCAGATCCGCGCCCATACATCGCCTTCATCTCGGCCTCACTCAGCATCTCGATGCCTGCCGCCCGCATGACGGGATCCGCGTTGATCTGGTGAATCACTTCAGTCGCTGCCTCCAAGTCGTTGAAGCATTGGTAGTGAATGATGGCCATCTGCCAGACGGCCCAATACCTTTGCAGAATCTCCGTGACGAGCGGCCAGTACTGCGACTGCACGCCCGTATGGAATGAGCAAAGGAACCGACCGTTGCGCCCCGTATCGCACGGGAACGGACAGCCGGCAGCCGGACACGCCATCGACGTCGGCACCATGTAGGAACCGTTGCCCTCATCAGCATCCGGACGCGTCCGCGCTTTCTGTTCGCTGATCGCTTTTGAAAGAAACCCTGCCATAGCGGCAACTCCTTTTATTTGGTTCCGTGGGATGATTGAGGTGTGTTCCCCAACACAGTCCATCAACCACCCCACGGAGAAAGATGTTCATGTTCGATATGAGCCTGGCCGATTGGGCGGCCGTTCTCTCATTGCCTTTTGTATCGGCTTGACCTGGAAGTTCATCCTTGTCTGCCGACGTCAAGCTTTCTCCCCTTCCATCACATCTGTTCCCATCGATAAGAACCATCATCCGGCCCCCCTGGCACTGTCTCCGAAGTGGGGCGGTACATCGTGGAATTAACCATCGAAAGCTCCCCACCCGGAAGGTTCAATGACGAGTACTGGATGTTTGTCTGCGCCGGAAGAGCATCCGACTTCGAATACGAGTCCAACGAGGGAAAGTGGACAGCCGACCGGATCACCGGCGCCAACTCCCGCCAAACTCTGCCGACATACACCATTTCGCCCCAATCAAGCTCGAAGACTGTCGTCCTAGACGCTGACGATCGCCAGTACAAACTATTCGCGGTCCAGTCCACGAGGTTTTCTATTTGCGGCTCATCCAGCTCCTCGCGCCTTTTGGTCGCCCCGCTTTGCGCCGGCTTGATTCCCAACATCCTTCTGACGAAGGTCTTGACCGTCCCGCCCACGCAAATCAGCAGATTGACGAACTCGAAGACGACGTAGAAGAAAATCAGCAGGAAGATCACCGCACAGAAACCGCCAAGGAAACCCATCAGGGCCGTGCCGGCATCAGCGACCTGCGATGTCGTCATCACGCATACTTCCCTTCCACGACTTTGGTAAAATTTGACTCGTTCATGAGCCACTCCAAATCGGCCTTGAACGTTCTGCTATGGCCCTTTCCTGGTTGCTTCAACCCCATCAGGAAGGGGCTTTTTCGTACCAAGGAAAAGTACCCCCGAAAGAGGTCAAGCCCGTCAGCCTGACTCGCGACCTTCTCAGTCGTGCAGACAGAGCGCCAGCGTGCCGTGATCCAGCTTCTGCGCTTGGATGTGAGCGTGGCCACCCGGGGGAGCTCAGGCAGGATCTCGTGGTAGAGGGTCACGATTCGGTCGTAGGGACACGGCGGCATGCGTGAGCCTTGATCCTTTTCCTCGTTGCACGCGGTCGGTCCGGGCGGGGGTTCGACAACGTCGAACTCAGAGCCGACCTCGTCGGCGATCAGGTCATAGTCGTCAAGAGGCGCCGAGTTTTCACCCATATCCTCCTTTCTAATCTCTAATCTCTTATCTCTATACTCTGGTGGACATTTGTCCGCCTCATTGTCCACCACTGGGCGACAGGCACTTTTGGCCAACTCGCGGCGGGCTCTCTGCTGTTGCTTCTTTAAGGCGCCTCCGCTGGCTGAACCGATCAAGTTGGACAGATGGGCCATGAAAATCGTCCCGTCTTCCAAGACCTCAACAAGCCCGCACATCTTCAGATTTACGATTGCGCACTGGACAGTGTTGACGTCGGATCTAGTGAAGTCGGCGAGCTTTTCTACGTCATACGGGATGAGCATCTGCCCGACCCTGCGCACAAGCAGGCCGTCAGTCTTGAGGGACTTGAGACAAAGCTTCAGGTAGAAGAGCACCTGGGCGGGGCCATTCGGCTGCTCCTCAAGCCAGTCGATTTCGTCGCTCTCAAAAAACTCTTCACGTAGCTGAAGCCAGTAGTAGCGAGTGTTGTCGTAATCCGCCATCACGACTCCTTTTTGAACAGGGGAGAAAGAAGATGCTTCGGTATTCCCGTGAGCCTCGACACTTCGGCGACTCGACGAGGCGGGACCTCGCCGTTATGTAGCCAAAGCTCCACCGCCTGTCTAGTGATAGGCGGAGTGAGGCTCTCGGCGAGCTTTTTGCGCCCGCCCGCAGCTTGGATCGCCATCTGCACGGGATTGAGCTTGCAAGTAGTACGTATCATTCAGACCTCCAGACGCAAGCAATTATAGCCACACACGAAACACGGTCGCAAGCTGTTCTTGCTTTGCGTTAAGCAAGATTTCCTTGCATACTCGTTAGGTAAGCAAGCCCAACCTCTTTTGTGGAGCTCACCATGCAAACCCCTATTTCCCTCGCCATCGAACGCAAGGGCTTGACTCATGAACAGGTTGCTCAAGCTCTAGGAGTCTCCCGCCAAGCAGTCACGCGCTGGGCGTCTGGCGCCGCGCCTACGCTCTCCAACCTTCGCAGACTGGCAGAGCTGCTAGGCGTTTCCGTTTCTCTCCTCACGGGAGAAAACATCGTTGTCATCGACGAAAAAGGTGAGCCTTCCCCTCGCGTCGAAGAAACCTCCGATCTCGTCCTGATCCCGGTCCTTGACGTGTACGGCTCTTGCGGTGGCGGCGGGAACCCCGGAGACGATCTCTCCCCCGTTCAACTGATCGGCGTATCCCACTCGGCGGCCTCGTCGTGGCCGGGCGTAACTGGCGTGAACAACCTGCACATCATCCACACGCTCGGCGACTCTATGGAACCTACCCTCAAGCGCGGCTCGTCCGCCGTAATCGACAAGAACCAAACGACGATCCTTGCTGACGGCATCTATTGCCTGCAGGCAGAAACGAGAATCTTCATTAAACGCGTCCAAGTCAATATCGACGGGTCCCTCACGCTGCTGTCAGACAACAAGATGTACCCGCCACAAACCATACCTAGGGAGATCGCCGACACGATCACGGTTGTCGGGCGCCTAGTCCTCCAGATTCGAGCTGACGTACTTTGATCTAACCCAAAACTTCCTCAAAAACCCCGCCTAGAAGCGGGGTTTTTTGTTGCGTTCGCAAAATTCCGCTTGCTTCAACAGCAATTTTTACTTGCTTCCTGCTCGATTTGGCGCTATTATCTCTTCACGTATCGCAAGCGTAGCTTGCTAGCACGAAAACAAACAACGGATGTTTTCTCATGACCAACACTGAAACCCTCTCCACCACGGCGCTCGACGTCCAAGCCATCCGCAAGAAGCTTGAAAAGCACTTCTCCGACCTCCCGGCCGCAGAGCTTGATACCGATGAATGTCGCCGTCTGTTTATCGTCCGCCGACTGCTGCGCCACGCCTACAGCCTCTGTGTTCGCGGAGACGTCCTCAACCTTCTCGACGAAGCCAACAAGATCAAGAACACCGCTGTCTGGCTCAACGACATCGCAGATGACATCGAACTTGAGGAATGAACCATGACCGACACCACTGACCAACTTGCCCTGACGAGCGCCTTCACGCGCCCCTACATCGCCTTAGCCCGCAAGCACGAGTACTACAAGCTCGTGCGGACCAGAATGGCGGCAGAGCTCGCAGGCGCCCCCGCATTTCCTAGCGATGACATCCGAGACGAATACTCCCGCCTCGTCCTCGACATCAAGAAGACAGCCATGCAGGACCTGCTGACCTGGACACTCTCAGAACGCATTTACTGCGACGAGACGTACTTCTCGATCGGCTTTCTCGCTGACACCATCGCCCGTACCGCACTTGTCTGTGCAATCGCCGGAGACGAGAACCTAGATCCGATCCTTGAACCGGGTGCGAAGCAGTCCGTGTCAGAAAGGAGGGCGGCATGACCGACCAAATCAAGCGCATAAGCAAAGAGGCCGCGATCGACATTTGGAAAAGTCAATGCGCAGCCTTCGTGAAGTCGTTCCGAAATAACTGCTACCGCATGGGGGTCCCTGATCTCCTCGACACCCTCGAGGAGCTCCACGGGCGACTAGCTCCAAGAGAAGAGGATCCTCTGGGCTTCTTTCTCAGTGATTCCCTCGGTCAACGCCTTCCGGAGAGCAAGAAGGTAAAGAGCATCCGCGCGCGCAAACGCCGCGAGCTTCTCGCCCTCCCAGTGGATGAGCGCCTGCCGAAGCACCTCTTCAACGTCGTCCTCGTCGTTGATGACGTTTTTGCCGGCGCAAAGCTTGACGAACTGCACAAGGCCAAGGTCCTGAAGCTTCTTGTTAAGCGGAAGCACAAGGGAGCCGTTCGTAAGCGCAGTGCAGATGATCTTCGTCGCTTCATCGCTGGTAAACGCGTTCTTGCCATTGTCATTTGAAGTCATAAGTATCTCCTCCAGTGAGTGGTTGGGTAATTGCTTCACCATCCATCTTCTCACTGCGAGGAGAGCCCAGCAATTCGGGAATCCATCATGAACAACACCGACAACAAACCCGCTCGCAAGCAGGCCATCGTGCTCAACCATAAGCGCGCAACCAGAGGCTGCCTCTCGCGTGCCGTCGAATATGGCCGCCTCACTGTCGGTCAACTGAAGGCGGCGCTAGAGACGGTTGACCCGTCGCTGGTGGTGTGCCTTTGCGATGGCCCCATCGGCGCTGCCAACCCTATCGAATCTGCGTCCGTGGTGACTCTACGTGAAAACTGGTTTGACCCCGACGTCTACACCCCCATTCTCACCTCCCCTGAAAGGAGCTCCAAATGACAACGCTTCTTCGCATGGTCGCCCACCTTCCGCCGGCATTTTCCCGCTTCGTCTTCGGCGCCCCGGACCAGGACTACCGCGGACCGCTCTGCTCCGAGGAAGAAGACCGTCGCGAGCTTCGATTTGGATTCGCCTTACTCGCAGCCATTCCAGCGACCGCGGCATTGACGCTCCTCATGCTCGGCGCCATCTGACCCTACTGGAGGACTCAATGTCACACCCCATTACCCAAGGTCGTCGAATCCGCACGGTCAACGGTGTCGGCTACAACCTCACCTGGCTCGGAGAACGAGAGGGACGGCTCTGTCGCCTCATCTTCGACCTTCACTCTTTCGACCTCAGGACGTTGGAGGACATCGAGCAGCTGATACCCCTACGAAAGATTCACGTCGCATGCGACATCAGCGGTCGAGAAGCGCTTGAAAAGATCATCCGCATCATCTGCGATGAATACCCGCAGTACATCGACCTCATCTGTCCTGAAAGGAGATCCGCATGCGTGACGGAATGATCGTCTACCGGGAGCAAATCCATGAGGTCGGTCGAGTCGGCTATCGCCTGAGTTGGTCAATGGAGGACTTTCCGAACGAGACCCTCAAGACGCACATAATCGTGCGCTACGGCATGACGGCCTTCAACCTCTGGAGCGGTCGAGAGATCAGCGCAGTCCTCATGCCCATGAGCTTCTCCGTTCCGGCCAGCACAACTGAAGACGACATTCGAAAGATGGTCTTCCTCAGAATCGCGAAAGACCATCCACAGCTCATCGAGTACATCTGCTGACCTCCGGCCCTCATTGAGGGCATCTTGGCAAGCGCTCTTCCTCCCTTCGCTCGTTCCGGTTCCGTCCGAGCATTGTCAGCCCTCAGGAAGAGCGCTTACCTAGATCAACCAACCATCTGTAGCCAGAACATGCTCAAAGACTTTCTACTCTTCTGCGAGTTCCTCGTTGGATTCGTCGGGCTCGTCGTATTCCTCGCAGCGGCAGGTGTCGCCATTGGCAGCTTCCTCGGCGCCCTGGCCGGCTCCGCCGTCTACATCTATGACGTGATCTTGGGGGCAGCGTGATGACACCGCTTTACGCCGAATGGCGTCCCATCAAACCGAAGGCTTCAACGCCCTGCATCCACGCAGATCGCCTGTCTGATCGCGCCTGCTCCATCAATGCCCAGGCAGACGCCCTCATCAGGAAGTTCTCTGAGATCTATAGCATCCGGCAAGAAGGCAAGCCAAGGAGCCTCTCAAAGATGAGCATCGCTGCTCAGGAAAGCGAACGCTTGGCAGAAGGTCTCCAGTACACCGTTCAGCTACTGCTCGATGACATCAGAGAACTACGGAAAAAGATTCACGATGAGGCCTGCAACTCTGCAGCCAAATTGTCCAACCCCAAGAAAAGGAGATAGCTATGGGACGAATGATCGGAAAGCTCTCGGACGAGAGGACGTGCTACGTCAGCAGCGCGCTCTTGGAAATCGTCAGCGAGCTGACCAAATGCCCTCCAACGATCGACGAAAAGGGGCTGCTCATCAAAGCGACCTATCCGCTGACGGGCTTGGAAGTGTACGTAAGACTCCCAGCATACGGTCTTGATGCTGGATCCGTCTCAAGTCTCGAGTGTGCGCCTGACGACATCTTCAAGAGCATCGAGGACAAACAAGCCATTGAAGAGCCACACATCGAGCGTAAGGTCGAACGACCGGCCAAGGAAAGTCCATTCAAGCGTCGACCTCGAGACTTCAGCGTATGGCCTCGCGTTCTGAAGAAGCTACGCGACATGCAGCCCTTCTCCAACACCTTCATCTTCGACTGCGAGGACATGGCTGCCACGAGCGTAGCAAATGCAATCCATAGAGCGTTCCATGGTGCTTCCAACATCCTTGACCCGCATCTGGCAAGCCCTGTCTTCACCGGCTTTCAATGCAAGTGCATGAAACAGCCAGACAACACCATCCGAGTTTTTCTACTGAAAACAGAGGTAAAAAATGATTGACCCATATCCCTACGAATGGCCGCTCATCATCCCGAAGAACGTCGGCATGTACGCCATGCGCTTCGTGCCCCGCGACAATCCCTCTGACGTCTTCACACTGATCGTGAAGTGGGACGGCGAGAACTGGCGTGACGAAAAGTTCGGCGCCCGCCTCGATCTCCGACGCTACATCACCACCTACAAGCTGATGTCAGCCAGTGACCTGGCCGAGCATGAGAAAGCAAAGGAGATTAAGTGAAACGGACAACCTACGCCAGCAAACTCCGCAGCATCGCCGAACACTACGGCCCCATGAGCCAGCTGAGCAAAACGGCTGAAGAGCTCTCCGAAGCCACGTCTGCCGTCATGCGCTACTCTCAACGCCCGACGAAACTCCACTTCAAGCAGATGGCCGAAGAGTTCGCCGACACGCTGATCATGATCGAGCAACTCGAGCTCCTCTTCCCTGAGCTTGCCGAAGAGATCGGCAAGTGCCAAGTGCTGAAGGTCGACCGGCAGCTCGATCGGATCGAGGAAGAAGAACTGCTGAAGAAATGGAGAGATGAAGAATGACGTTCCGCCTCAAAGATAAGAACCTTCAAGTGCAACTGGATGCACTTAGTGATGGAGACTTCTCGAAGAGACTCCAACACGCAAATCATGACGACGGCATGATCTTCGTCGAGTTCGGTGAAAAGCTAGAAAGCCCAGGATTCGACCTGCATCGGTTCAACTTGGCCTTCTTTGATGACGAAGTCAAAGAGATTCACAGGTACAACCCGCACGGATGGAACGCTTTCCCAGAAGTCGAGCCGCCGGAGGGAGTCTTGATGCGGGTTGAATGCAACCAAATGAAAACATGTCTTGTTTTTGAAAACGGAAAATGGCGATACCCAAGTGGAGAGTCGTTTGAAAACTATGAGTTTGCGTTTCCTGTAAAACGCTTCCGCCCGTGGAATGAGGATGACGAAGCATGACGCAATGGAAATACTTCCCGGACACGACGCCGCCGCGCGGCTTGCCGCTCAGGCTCGAAGTCAAAGAAAAGGATCAAAACACTGGCACACCGGAACCGTACTACGGCAAGACGCTTTTTCAAGGGTTTGCGGTTTTCGACGGGCACGACTTCATCCCGTTCGGCTCGTTCCACCGGCTGCCGATTTTTTGGGACGGCCGGCTAAACGCCTTTGGGCATAAGTATGTGACCACGCCCTGTGGGAGGACGAGGAATGAAAACGAATCGTTTTGAACTGAAAGACTTTCGTCTTAATGAGATTCTCTCAATGCTCACTACGTACAACGGTCCGAGCCTGTCGGAAGAACTCAATAGAGTTTGGACTGGCGAAGCGAGGACCGTCAAATTCGGCAATCGCTTTTCTGTCGATCTCACCCCCGAAGACGTCAAGGAAAACCCGGAGTTTCGTCCGAACGAATGGAACCCAACGAAGTCTTGGAACATCCCCAAAAACGTCGACCTGATGTTTTCGATTCAGGAAAAAGAATCAGGGAAAGAAATCGCACGATTGCGTGGCCACTTCGACGGTGAGAATTTCAGAAGACCAAGCGGAGAGCCCATGTACGCATTTTGCCGTGGATTTCATGCAACAAAGTACAAATCGCTCATCAAGTGTTGGCCTGATGATCAAAAAAGCGAGTGGATCTCTGGGGACTTTTTAGCTCGAGTGGCTGAATTTGATCGTCGACTTGTAGAAGAAATGGAGGGGTACGAGAAATGCCTGTCAAGATGAAAAAGGAAATCCGCAAGCGGGTCGCATGCCAGTTTCCTGAGATAGGAGAAAACCGATGACGACGCTTCCACTGACAGACGGCATGCAGAAGGACATCGTCGAGCGTGCCGCAGGCCTGATCGCCCGCGCCGCCGCCCCCAAGGGCCTGCTCTCGACGCGAGACATCGCAGCGCTCACGGGCTTTCCGCCCGACGGCTCGGTCTTCAGGACGATGATCGCGGACAAGTCCTTCCCGGCACCGATCTACCTTGGATCTCGCGAGAAGAGGTGGTACGCAGGCGAGGTATTTCACTGGATCGACCGACGACGGTCCTCTCAAATGTGAACAAAGAAAGGGGAGCTTCCACAAGGAGGCTCCCCCTCTTTTATTGGTTCATCTCGGAAGTCCGTGGAACGCGGCCTTGACTTTTAAGAAAAAGTCTGGT